GACGCGGCAACGGATGCAGCAGCGGATATGGAGGCGGAGCCGCTTCGCACGCGGTTAGCGGCAGCCGTAACGCTGGCAGACGCCGCAATAGTGGCAGACGCCTCCCTGACGCGCGTGGCAGACGCGGCAACGGATGCGGCGACGGCAATGGTGGCGCTGCCCTCTCGAACGCGATCAGCAGCAGACGCGGTGGTCGTAACCGTCTCGATGATCGACGCCGCACCGCGAACGCGTACAGATGCAGCGGCGGTGGCAGATGTGACGGCAACAATGGAGGCAGCGCCAATGATAGCGCCGTCCAAGCCGTAGTTGTAGCTGCCGTAGGTGCTTCGCCCGTAGCCGCTGCGATACGTCATTAGTCTAGCGTGATGTCGAGATCGCCCGCAGGAATGCGGAACACGTCGCCGGTGTCAATCGTCTTGCTGGCGGTCAGGTTAGCGTAGGCCAGTAGATTGCCGCCCGTAACAGCGTCGAACACGCCGACAGCGACAACGGTGCCATATCCTGCCGTGGCAACGGGCCACTCTTCAGCGGATGTGTTTGACGCGGTATTACCCGACACGGTGAACGCCGTGTCTTGGCGCGCGTAGCCCCCGCCTGATACTTCTGTGCCGCCGCCAGTATCGTCAGGCGCAACGGTGTATAGCGCGGTGTACCACTCGGTCGGGCGTGTCGCGCTGCCAGTGGTAAACGCCCATGTAAGTACGGTTGTCTCGAAGGTGTTGGTGAAGCTCATCTCAATACGCCTTTATCTTCATGCGGCGACCAGACCCGCCAAATTTCGCTTTATCATTGTCTGCATTTATACCACCAATCGCGTTCGCCTGCAAAGACGCCCAAACTTGGATGCGCGCGTCGTCTTTCAGATACGGCGCAGAATGCACCAGCGAACTGTATAGGTAGGCGTCGGGGAAGTATTCCAGCAGCCAGTTTGACGTGTTGCTGTCGGACAGCGCGTCGATCTTGGCGTAGTAATACAGCTCCGTTGAATATGTGCCATCGGGAACGGGAAACACCTCGATCTCGCCAGCCGTGATCGCGTAGTAGCGCGGCTCGTAGGTGGCGTTAGCCGTGCGGCGCTTACGCTCCAGCAGCTGAAACTGGCTCAGCAGCTCAAGCGGCTGCGTGTTGCCCGACGTGATATACATCCGTATGACCTCGTAGAAGTCGGCAGGCACGGCGCTGTACTGCGTATCAATGTTCGCCGTGGCGCGCTTCTCCTGACGCCAGTGGCGTATCTGGCGGTTCATGTCTGCCTCGGCCAGCGAAATAAACGTCGGTATGACGCTCGTCAGGTCATCGCGGTCAAGGAAGTCTGCGATGCTGGATTGCAGCTCTGCGTATGTTGTTATGGGCATATCAATATTCCATCATTAGCAATCCAAGATTTCTGCGCTGCTCTGGGGTAAGTTGCCTTACCTCTGTGGCAGCACTTCGTATGCGGCTGGGCTTAGATGCTCCACCACTAGGTCGTACTGGCCCTGTATCTCCGCTTCCGATATTTGAGCCGCTGGCTTGCGATCCAGAAGTCGTCTGTACGCTTGGCTCAACATTCTGTCCTGCCGATCTGATAGAGCCGACGTCTTTTCCGGCCCCAAAACCTTCAAAACCCTGCTCAAAAACGCGCTGACTTGCGTTTGCTCTTTGTTCATCTGTTCCGCTCCATTTCATCAAAACAACGTCAGGAAACCCTTGGCCCTCATCCCAGCCTTCAGATCGCCACTGACGCAGAAGATCGTCATACGCGGCTTGGCCGCGCTCTTCAATGTAATATTCTTTGCTAAATGGTATACGTTTTAGCTCTTTAAATCCATAGCCGCCATAAACGTTTGGCAAGAAACCTTCTGGAAAACGTTTACTTGGCACCGCAAATGCGTTCAGCACAGACGCGCCTTGCTCAATAGCTTTCCCCATAACGGCGGGTGATGCCACACCCTTGGCCCCTATCTCGTTGCTAATTACGGCAACAAGATCAATTTCGTTATCGCCAAGCTCAGGTATCGGCTTCCCGTCGTTCATCCATGTGTAGTCTGGGTTTTTCTTCAAGCCAAAATACAAATCTGCATCACCAAGCTGAAACACTTCAAAGTCGCCAGCCTTTTTACCGGCAGTCACATCTTTTGCCGTGTATGGCTCTAAGGATGGCAGCGACGGGTTGCGCAGCAACGCGCGCTCAAAATCTACTGGGGCAATGCCGCCTTTAATTTTTGGTACGCTTGATGTTTTCCAATTTCCGCGCAAAGCCTGATCGATCAGTTGAGCCTGCTGCGGCTGCTCAATGCTGTAATATTGCGTTGCTTCAAAAAGATTTCTAGCGTCTTCTGGCGTGACTTTTTCCGATGGCAGAGCACGCCCAAATGAGTAGGCCATGCGCGCTTCGTCAACATTGCCTGATTTATCAAGCATTGTTGGCCGAGATGAATATTCTGCTTCAAAGCTTGGGAACAATAATCCGCGTGATACTGGGTTTTCAAAACGCCCTACAACACGACCTCCAAGCCCAGTGTCGTAAGACATATGCGTCGGCAGCCCCTCTGACTCCAAGTTTAACAAGCCACGACCTTTATCAAGCTCAAGAAGCAACAACGCATCGCCAAGATTACTTCCGGCAAACTCTGGTTGAATTGTTGCGTCTAAAACCTTTTGAAAATTAGGGCCACCAATTGCCATAGCCTTTGGAGACGTCATAAGTTTTGATATAGCTTCTCGCTGCGGGAATGTTGCATTCCGCATAAATTCATTAAAAAATGGGCTATCAAACCCAACAAAACCGCTCAGCTTTTGCAACTCTGGGTCAACTGTAGTTTTCCCAAAATTTGACACCACATCATTTAATTGCTTAACATTTTCATCTGGCAATCGACCTGACTGAATATACGCTTCAAGCGTTCCCATATATGCATCAGCAATTGACGCATTGGACTGATGCGCTTTTGGCGACATTGCAGTGACAGCAACAAAATCGCTATCTTTGCCAAGTTTTGTCGATCCTTTACTTGCGCTATCAACAAGCCAAGCAATCTCTGCATCTGAATATTGTTTTTGCAACGGAAACAACGGGCCGCCTTGCAACGGCGTTCTGCGCGTTGTTCCTGCCGCGTCAATGCCCTTATAAAACGTGCCAGCACGCGTTAGATCCGCAGGCGTTGGCGAGATTTTAGCGCCAATAAGATCGCGCGGGTCAATCACTTCCACATCTGCATATGGCGTAACCTCACCGGCTGGCGTAGTAGCGGCAGCGCCAGCAGAGCGCGCCTCACCGGATTGCTGAAAAATCTCGCCTAGCATGTCGGGGTCGAGCTGGATCGCTGAGCGCGCCAAGCCGGACGCGTCTGCTGCAAGCTTGCCAGCGTCCTCTGCGATCTGCTGTTGCGCGGGCGAGCCGCCAAGCAGCCCCTCCATAACGCCTTGGATGGGCGTCAGGTATCCGCGTGCAGCCAGAGCGGCAGGCGTGAGCGCAAGCGCCATCTCGACGCCCATATCAAGCGCAGCGCGCCTGCGCGCCTCCGCAGTCTGGTCGGGGTCGAAGACAACGCCGCCTGCTGTCATCGCGTTCATCTGGCCCTGCACGGGGTTCATCTCGGCGACCATCTCTACCGCTGGACGTAGGTTTGGGGGAACGTAACGCTCTAAGCCAGCGAACAGCTCGTCAAGCGCGGTGCGGCGCTGCTGGCCGTTGCTGAAGAAGTTAAAAAGCTGTTCCATATCAACAATCCCACGCGCGACGCGACCAGTAGTTGGCGCTCAGCTTGCTCGACTTGCCCTTGATGCCGCCGGAGCGTGCGCAGTAGGACGCTTTGCGCTTCGGCTGATCCTTCTTGATGGACATATTGGGATCGCCAAAGTTAACCTTCTTCACCGTGTCGCCCTCAACAGCAAGCACCTCAAACTTCTTCGGCCCGCCGCGTCGCGGCTTATTGACCGCCGTGAACCCGTGGCGCTTCTTCGCGGATGCGATCTTCTCTGCCCTCGTGCGGCTCATTACGCGGTCTTCTTCTTCGCGGTCTTCGCGGCCTTCTTAAACGCCTTTGCAGTAGGCGCGCCTTTGCTGCCTACCTTGCGCATCCTTTCGCCAGACCCAGCAGCGATGCGCTTACGCTTCGCGTGGATGTTGGCATATAAACCCTTGGCCATCTAAGCTCCTTCGCCCCACTGGACGCATTTATAATCGGTTACGCGGTATGTAGGAAAAACCTGCCGCGCGTATTCCAGCCCGCTTGGTATGGACTGTATGCACTGGCTCTCGCTCTGCATAACGGGG